TAGAAAGATGGGATGAACTAGAGCAAAAACAGGCTGAAACACCTGAGCAACTAATGGCCCGCGCGTTAATCTCTGCTCAATCTGTGATAGATGATAAAAGCCGCCAACTAGAACAAGCAAAGCCAGCCATTGAGCTGCATGAAACGATTGTTAATGATGATCACACTTTATGCATGAGAGATGCCGCCAAGAAATTACAGGTTAAACCTAACAAGTTTATGGAATGGCTACGACAAGCCAAATACATAACGGCCAGCAATATGGCATATCAATCTAAAATAGATGCGGGCTATATGGTTTTAAGCACCACTGAACACAACGGCAAGCCGCGCACCAGCACCAGAATAACAGGCAAGGGGTTTGCCCACTTTGGTAAAAAGATGGCTGAATTAAGGTTCTCGAATCCTAGCCACGATGTATTTTATAAGGGGTAAAGCATGAAATTAGATGGAGATAAGCTGTTAAAAGATATTGTTTCGGCTAGAGCTAAGCTGGTTAAAGAAGGCAAAGATCATAAACGCAATAAAAATGGACTTGCCGCAATGGCATGTCTTGATCAAGCAATAGGATTTTATGAAGTCTGGGAAATGATCGAATCAGGCGATTACACAATAAGCGAGTAGTAAGATACAATCCACAATCCGGCTATAGCAAGCGCCTTAAGTATTGCTAAACCCTAGCCTCTGTCACCTGATACGCTAGGGCTTTTATGTGTTACCATTCCTGATATGTCATACATAAAAAAGCCGCTGTTATGCGGCTATAGGTCCTTATCTGCTTCTTTTGCTCTGTCGTGATCTACTTTAAATCGGTACGCATCTAATATGAATTGAGTTGTATTTGGTTTAAATAGCGCCCATATTGCTGCGACTTGGAACAAAAAATACTGCTTAAATCTATTTACTTGCTTCATCACTCACCCCTCTTTAGCTTGTTTTAGTATTTCTGATATATGGTCAAAGAATTCCTCGCTACATGAATAATTATCGCACGCGCTAGTCAATGCTAAATCCAAAGCCTCAACCAGCTTGTCGTGGTTGTTAATTGCGTGGACAGCTGCTACCGTCTCATCATAGTGGTCGGTCACAAGATTGTTTCGCCCGCGCACATCGACTGGTAATTCAAACACATCACTCATTTTCATTATTCACTCTCCAGTTGTTTGATTAGTTCGTCAGTCATCAATATGGAAACTTCGCAATAAGCCTTGTTTTGTTCGCTATAGTGATGACCAAAAGACTTTCCGTGTGCGCTAGACATAAAGCCCTGCAAGGCCTCACCTGCAAGATTTTGACGGCGACTCTTGCGTATTAGGTCGTCTAGCTCTACATCTCCGCTCTCAGGGATTAATAGGGATATACAAGCTTGTTCTCGCTTAGTTAATCCGTCCTCACAAGCTACGCCTGTAATTGGCATGGCTGCATCGTCTAAATTACTCATTCTTATTTCTCGCTTATTAATTGTTTTAGTTTGTCAGTAGCAGAATAGACACCAGAATTAATAGAAACACGCCTTAAATCGCCCGTCCTGCTGTCTTTTGCTAGTCCGTATGTTGTGGCCATTCCAACACGCTTAAGCCATCCACGGGCCTTTAACCCGCTTATGGCGTATGTAATTGATTTTACATCTCTATCAAAAAAATCGGCTATTTCATTCGTGCTTATTTCTTTGCGGGTTAGTAGTAGCATTTTAATACCTACACCTAGCGCGCCTTTTATTTCGTTTCTTGCCATTGCTCGAATTAGTGTAAGTTCAGTCATTTTAAAAGCTGATATTCAGGCGAATTAAATGCGTGCTTGCAAAATCCGTTTACAGCTTTCTCTTCGTAAAAATACAGCTTCTCACCTGTTTTAACGTGTAGTAAATTTGTGAAAACCTTGCTCTTAACCGATACATCGGAAACAACATACATTCCGCAAGCATCGCCTATTTGATATTCAAGTTTTGACTTCCTTAGCTCTTGCGCCTTGTGTATCCTTTCGTTGCTTTCTATCATGGCGGTAATGAACATTACCATGGCGATAATCATAATAAAGCCAAAGCCTATCGCTATCTTTGCTGATTTACTATCCATTTTCATTCCTCGCTTATTCTTGCTATAGTTAAAAAGTTCATTTCTCGCTGACTTGAGCTAGCCCGTCTGGAATCCTCACCGGACGGGCTTTTTTATTTAAATCGCACCCCTGAATCCACCTTAATAAAATACTCCCTTACTTGGTCAATACTACGCTTATGCGGGCCTCGTCCTTTATTGTGCTTCATGCGCCTTTTTACCCTGCTTATACTCTAGAGTTTCAGGTACATCCTTTGACACATAAAATACCTTGTCGATCATATCTCTAGCGTCACGGGCCAACTTATAATGCCTAACCTGACCATGGTTAAAGAAAACCACCAGCTCGCGGTCTATGAGTCGCCTTAGCTGGTCCTTTACTATCGGTGGTGTGTTCTTTGTTATTGTGGCCAAATCACCACTGCCAGCACCTCCTATGTCGTATAAGGTCAGTAATAAACCTAAATTCTTAACGGATAGTCTAGGATATAGATTGCCTATTTGAATCATCTTTTCAGGTAGTGTCATTTTCTCGCCTTTTGGTTGGTTTTAAATATATTAATTAAATAGTTGTTTTTTGTAAATAGTTAATATAAGTTAATAGGCGTTGAGAGAATAACCCAATGCTTAGCTGTATTAGCAGCGCGAGTGCCTGACTAAAGTGAATTGTTATTTTTGGGGTGAATGAATGAGTGATAAAGTGCATCAATCAAATAAGAGCGAATATCAAATTAGAATTGATGGAAAGCCTGTTTATTTTCCGCATTCTGTTGACTCATATGCGCTAGATAAATATGCCGAACTCTGCGCTAGCAATCCTGATTGTTATGTAGATATTGTGAGTGTAAGTACTGAGATTATTTTATCTCAATTTGAATACCATCAACTTAAGCGACATTTTGAAAAATAACCACGACATAAACGGTTGCGCTTTATGCAATCCGTTTGATGTTTTTGTTAGCTGAATAATTTAATTAAGGAAAAGGAATATGGCAACACTTGGACTAGCTATCTCGATAGCAGCAGATGCATTTAAAGATACAACAGATAAAGGCGGCAAGCCGTACATTCTTCATTGCTTGCACGTTATGAATAAATTGAAATATGAAAACGATGAAGAGCTGATGATTGTTGGTGTGTTGCATGATCTAATTGAAGATACGTTTTATACAATCGAAGATTTAACAGAGATGGGTTTTTCTAAGCGCGTAACCACATTGATTAATTTATTAACGCATAAAGAAGGCGTTGATTATATGACGTACATTGAGCAGATAAAAAGCAACAGTGGATGTGCGGTAAAAGTAAAAATGCAAGACCTGCGACACAACAGTGACATTTTAAGAATGAAAGGGTTGCGCGAGAAAGACTTTAAGAGGCTTGAAAAGTACCACAGAGCTTATAACTATTTAGCCAGCTAACAAAGAGTTCAGCGGCGCGTAGCGTACGACTGAGCGAGGTGTTATTAATGAGGATAAGATATGACATTCAAAAGAATAGGCGGCGTGTGGATAGCATGGTGCAGTGTAAATAAAGTGCCATTCGTGGCTTTCGGTCAATCTATATGGCAGGCTTCACATAAGATGAATATACAAATTAGCGAGTACTTAAAATGACCTGCGGATACCCTGAAATTGCGATTATGTGTCGTGAGCTTTCAATAGTAAAGAATGGCAAATATAAGGCTGATTTTGAATACTGCTCTGATACGGATAGGCTTACTATAAGGGCTTGCAATCGAGATGAGTCCTATAGGTATGCTGACCTATTAATGCATGAGGATATCTGGCTTAGCGGCCCATCATACAACCCAGACGAGCTGCAACAATGCGGCTTAAAGCTAGCAGACCTTTTAAAAAACTAAGGCAACCACAAAAGCAAGGAAGGCAACATGATTCACCTAATAGAAGCATTACGCGAAAAACTTGAAGGGCAGCCAGTTGCTCTAGCTATTTTGGCAGAGATTAACGAAGAGATTGTGGGTCAAAATGACAGAGAGGGTATTTACAAGCGCAAGATTAAGGACTTGGAAATAGGCATGGACATGGCAACGGAAGAGTTAAGAGCTTATCAGGTGCTGTCTACTCATGAGTGATCGCAAACAAACTATAGTTGCATGCCTTGGGGTTGCAGTACTTATCTTCTCTATAGTATTTACTTATGAAAGAGGGTTTAAAGAAGAGCAGGTAAAGCTAACACCAAAGTATGACCAATCAGGGCAGGTAAAGAAGGCTTGTGAAAGGTTTATAGCTGCTAATTAATTAACATAACGATACAGGGCGCTTGCGTCCCTGTGATCACCGTGTTATTTCCCGCCCTTAACATTAGCGTAACTTACACCAAAGCTTGCGCTAATGATTAACCCAAACGATGCAGATATAGGCATAAATAAATCTGTTATTTTATCTGTTACTTCAGCTACTGCGTTTTGATTCCCGCCGCTTGGGACGTACCCAAAGAACTCTAAGGTTAATAAAAACAACGTAAGTACAAGGTATATGGTATAAAGCATCGTAACCCTATCAGATAGATTGCGGCGCATTAATCCATTAGGGTCTAGGGCTTTAACTATCAAAGCCTGAGCCTCTGCTTTTTCCTTATTTGTCTCGATCCATTCCGTGGCAATATTCTCAATAGACTTGAAAGTACCGCCGCTGAATATACCTGCAATTGATTTAAAGAAGCTCACTTTACACCCTCATCTTTAATTGTAATAAATACTTTTTCACCTGACTTAATCGCGCCGTAAACTTTAGGGTAAAGGTCTTTATAAGCCTGTGTAGATCGGCCAATAGTCCCACCACCATTACGAGTATCAATAGTACAGCTATAGCCAATAAGAGGACATCCGCTCGTATCGTCATCATTATTTCCTATGTGCAGATAACAATAAGTAAAATTAGGCACTCCTGTTATCCATAACATGCCATTATGATTTATGTCATGATGTCTAGAGTCATACTTGTTAGCCATTGGAGAGCCTAGCCTAAGCTTAATCTCATAAGTGCCAGAAGGTATTCTAGTCTCATCCGCTACTTTTTCAGCTCGCCTTTCATCTTCGCACGTATAAGCAAACAAATACTCGTGAACACCTTCCCCAATACATAAGCGGCCAATAGTGGAATCTGTACCGCCGCTGTCTCTGTAGACGGTTAGAATCACTTCCACTTTCCTATGGCGATGTAGCCAGCCTCAGCCATGCCCGTAACTGCTGTATTTGCAAACAATCTCAAAATAACCCCTGTGTTAGTTATAGCATCTGGTGTCATCCATGCAATACGACCCGGTACACTCCCTCTTCCACCAACTTCTGGGGCAGAAATAAATGCGGATGGGAATGTCATGGTTAGCTGGTCAGAGAAATTCGTACCATCGACAACCGCTGATAAGTTAACTGCTAGGGAGATTGACCCTGTGCATATCATCACTCCATTAGGGTACTGCCAAAATTCTCCATCAGAATTTGACCCACTAGTAATATTTGAAGCCCCCCATATGTCTCCATCAGCATTTAAGGAATCAGTAATCAATACTCTGTCCGGCGTTAAGTCTGTCGGAGAGGTTTGAATATCACTATAAGCGGCAGTTCCAAGCCCTAAATCTTCTGGAAAAATCCATACTCCAGAATCATAAACTTTAAATCTATTACTAACAGTATTCCAGTAAAGAGAACCTTCATTAGGGGGGTTGCCCTGATCATCTACCGTAGGATCACTTGAAAACGCACCAAAATATCTATTAACAAAATCGGTATATAAAGCCCCAGTGTTTGACTCGGCAAGTTCGGCGGCAGCCTGAGCATTTATTGCCCCGGTTTCCGCTGCCATTGCATCTGAAGCTGCTTGTTGAGCGGTTGTTGCCGCATTGGCATCACTCAAATCATAGACAGGCATGTAAGAAAGTTCAGCGCCGTTATTATCCAAAACAACAATCGAATAAGTATCACTATCGACCCCGTAAAGAACGCCGTTTGTTGTTTGATCAAATACGCCATTTGAATCTAAAGGCTGGGGGTTCTCTGCCTCTATCAATAGATTCGGATCAGTATAGATTGTTTTAAGAGTTGCCGGATTATCAGCATCTGGCTTGACATTTGCCACGCCAAATACAACCGACCCACCGGAAACAAACTTTCCATTAGCTATTACTGCGTAATTAATTGGTGCTGTTATAATGTCAGCCATTATTCCTCCTCTGCAACAGCGCTGGTTGATGCTCCAGCACCTGCCGCTAACGCCGTTCTAGTTGGTGAAAGTGTTGTTATGTCTTTTAATTTTGGAGATGCTTTTAATACAGCTCTATTATTAGAATCCAGCGTTACCGTATCAATAATAGCTCTAAATAAAGGGTTGTCTCTAACTTGATCTGTAAGTGTTTTCACAGCTTGCGCGCTTGGGCCAAGCCCTTGCTGAGTCCCTCTTACTGGCTCTCGAAGCCTTGAAACCTTAATCAAGTCCTTGAGGAATTTATTTTCCTCTGGCGAAAATAAGACCTTCAGTTTATTTTCTCCAATTGAGCTTATTGCTCGCTCAAGCTTATCCCTACTCAATGCTTTAAGGCCTTGAGCGTCCTCTGGTCCTATAAAGGCTTTATCTTTTATCTTTTGAAGAGTATCCGCTCTAAGGTCGTTAAAAGCCTGCTCTCCAGTCTCGCTAGTTGATATATAGTCTTTCAGTTGCTTTAGATCATCTGCGCGCCAAGACTTACCAAAAACAACCTTATCGGTCATCTGGTCAGGGTCTATCTTATTCTCTAATACATCTCTAACTATATTATTCTTCCTGCTGTCGAACTTTGACACTTTAGCTCTTGCAAGTTCTTTCTCAAAATTACTTTTTGCCTGTCTAGCTTGCTTATACACATCCTCCCCGGCCGCTCTAAATACATCATCATCTAAAGCACTCTTAAGGTCTCTTAAGACTGAATTACCATACGAGTTAGAAGGATCATAAAGCTCATTCATGAGCTTTCTAACATCTTCAGCAGTGTCATTGTCTATCCGGCCTTTTACCTTCATGTTTTTATCAAGCACACCTTTTGATTGAAGGTCGCCAACTACGGCCTCTATATTGCCTCCTGTCCTTCTATTTGCTGGCGCAAGCTCCTTTAGCTTTTCGGATAAAGAGTTAAATTTAATATTTTTTTCATCTGGCGACGCATCTCTGGCAATCTTATATAGGTTGGTTATTTCCCTATCTAAGGAGGTAGCCTTGTCTGCAACGGCGTCTATCACCGTGTTTGTATCTGTTGATAAATCACCACTAGACCCTCTTATAACACTATCAAACCTAGTTGATAGAACCTGTTCTTGACCTTCAATCACATCCCTAACTGCTCCAGATGTTTTAGCCGCTTCTTGCTGCGCCTGAAAATCTGCTGCATCCCTTGTAACTTGTGCTCTTGTTGGCTCAATCCCTTGAGACCTTAAAAATGACTGTCTTGCCAGTTGATTAGGGTCAATACTTCCAGCCGGAACACCAGACTCCTCTAGCACATCAGCATAGGTAATACCTGATCCATCCAAGGCATCTTGAAACTCTTTTGTAGGAATTCCAGCATCATCAACTATGTTTGTCTTTGGGCTTTTCCCCGTCAATCTACGAAAAAGCTTACTGCTAGTGCGACGCAGGCTAGGCAAGCCCAACTCAAGAGCACCGCCTGTAATAGCGCCCAAGCTCGCCGCCCCAATTGCTTCCAAAGGGGTTGCCCCTTCTCCTCTTGCAATAACTCCACTCTCACCCCCTGCTAGTCCGCCCGTAAGTGCGACTCTTCCTGCCGCCGATTTAATTGGGATTGATCCAAGCCCAACACCAAGGGGAACGAACGGCGCCGATTCCCCAAGTATTTCCCCCCCCTTTGCTGCCAAAGGGTTAAGCTCTGCTAGCTTACCATATGACTCACGCTCACTCTCGCTGGGCTGGTCAGCAATACCTAGACCCCTGCCAACGGTTGTAAAACCTTTGCCCATTCCTATTAAAAATGCCTCTGGACCACTAATACCCTCTAGGATTTCGCGCTGCTCTGGCGGCATGGATGACAAAATTCTCTCACGCTCACTCAGTTGGCTTTCTCTGATTTCTAAAGCTTTTCGCGCTCTTGGTGATGCCCCTCTAGGCTTATCCTTAGGAACCTCAACTTCTAAAGAGGCGCTGTCAATAAATAGGTTTCGCCCATCAGAAGAAACAGACTCCTCTGAGAATAGATTTCTAGCCATTATTTACCTCCGAGTCTATCAAGGACCTGCTTTCTTGTTAGGTTATTGGCTTTCATTGTCTCAGCTATATCAGCCTCTGTAACGCTCCCATATTCAGGATGAGTAATTACTACGGTCGAAACCTCTTCTTTCATCTCAGGCGTTTCTTTTTTATAGACGCTTTCGTACAATCCACCAGACTCAAGACTCATATCTTCAGCCGCTTTTCTTCTTCTAGACCGCTTGGCTAAAATCTGGTCCTTAGAATCGCCAACTACAGGAAAGAACTCCCTATATTTTCGCTCAAATTCGTCTTCACCTATTGCCGCGCCTGACTCTTTTCGAAGTTGAGCTGTAACAAAGTCACTGGCTGCAGTTGCATATCTCTGCTCTTCAGGGGATGCCAATCTATTAGCCGCCTCAGACATAACCCCGGTTCCGCCAGAAATAAAGGGTATTACTCGGCTTGTAGGGTCTATTTCCTGCTCAAGCGAATCTAACTGATTAGCAGAGTCAAACATTCTACGAGCGAATGCCGCTGTCTTTTTCTGCCCCTCGGACGCTGAAGCAAGCGGGCTAGATTTTGATTTTTTAGTCTCTATCTCTACGGCTAATTTATCAGCAGCTGATTTATCTTCTATAAGTTCACTCTCAAACTCACCTGTTTTTCTGTCAAATACTTTAAATCCAGTTTCAAAAGGCACCGCCTGATACCTAGTTCCTCCAACTGAATTAATTGAGCTTTTTGTTTTTTGCACATCAAAAAACTTTTGAACAATATCAGGGGACGAAGTAAAAGCCTGAGCCACAAGCGCCTCACTCTTTTGAGGGTCTTGCTCGGCAACAGCTTGTTTTAAAAAATTAGCCGCCTGAGCCTCTTTTGCAGATGCAGCTGTAACCGCCTCTCTATTCTGTCTAGCTTGATCAGCTTGACTATAAGCCTGATAGCCAGAGGTTAGAGCGCCTGCAAGCCTTTCAAATCCAGAGGGTTGTCTAAGTGCTGCAATTTGCTGAAGTGTTGGAAAAGCCATATCAACCTCCTATGTAAGCGCCTGCTAACGGTGCAAATGGCGCTAGCTGGCCAAGCAGCCCACCCTGATTCATGCTTGCAGCACCTAATTGTAAATTAGCTACATTACTAAGGCCAGTATTAACACCTTGATTTAATGCGCTCTGTGCTTGCAACTCAGGTCCAAAAGTCTGAAATCCTAAGTTTGTTCCTTGGGTTAGATTACTCAAGGCTTGATTGTAAGCATTAGTACCATATTGACTTCCCATTTGCATGGTTTGCCTTGCTAATCTATCTTGAGTGCCGCTAGAGCCTAATGTTCCGGTTGCAGCCGCAGACTGAAGAAGCTGGCTGGTAGCCTGATCTTGAAGAGCCTGATACTCGTCACCAGCTAGATAATTTTGAATAAAACCAGTTCTAGCCTCTGGGGAAAGCATTTCTGTAAGCTGAGGCAAAAACTCCTGTCCAGCCTCTCTATAGGGCTGAAGCGCGGCTTGGGTATCTCCATATTGCTCCCTCAGGAACTCTATTTGCTCCATTTGAGCGGAAGCTTGATCGGCTATTTGCTGCTGCAACGCCTCAGCCTCTTCCTCTCCGGTTAGCTCACCCCATGCATTGGTTATAGGGTCTTTTTGTACTTCATACAATCCACCCGTGGCAAGGTTGGTAAGCCCTGTCGATGTGGTCGGGTCTAAATCACTTAAACTTAAATCTCCCATAATCCCCTCGCAGTAATCCTATTGTTATTAAATTATGTAAGTTTCCATCCTTCAAGAAAGACTCCCGCTTCTCTCCTTCAATAATGAATCCTAGCTTTTGTACAAATTTTATCACATCTGGGTAGATAATAGGTATATTAGATTCTATTCGGTTTATTAGTGGGTCTTTAAATAGATTGTCTAGCACCTGATTAGAGAATATTCTTGCATACCCTCTATACTTTTTTTGTATGTTAATGTGTATTTCTATGGTCGTTTTTGTGACTTTTTTAAGCGATATAAAGCCAGCTGGATTACGCCCCTTAAAGCAGCCTATATAAACAAAGTCATTGGGCATTATTGTTAGGCTTACCCCATCCTGAAGTATTCTGCTTTTTAATTCGTCGTCCAGTAGCTGGAAAGCATTCTCGCCAGATATGGCCTTAAGGAAGCACTGCTGCCGGGTCGAATGAAGCTCCGTCATACAATCTTCTCCATTTATCTACACCCCCAATAACAGTAGCCTCGTAAACCCCGGATGATAAAAACAATAATCCTAGCTTATCCAAAGGCAGCGGGGGAAATACTTTACTACCTCCAACTTCAATAGAGTCGTTTTCATTTAAAACGCTGGGGATTTTATTTAGATCATTCTGAATCGACTGCAGCCAATTGAAAAACCTAAATAAATCAATAGTGCTTGCTGAGGAATTGCTTATTATCTCAGCTACTTTGTTTAGCTCATCTGTGGTAAGGGAGTTCCTACCTATATTCTCCATTAATAACTACCCTTAGTAATTCTAGATAATAGCTTAAGTATTCTTGTCGGATAAGGGTTTATAGTCCTTAGCATTACAGTGAAAGCCTGTGTAGCGTACCCTACACCAAGAAATCTAGTCTCTTGCTTGTAATTACCTGAGAGACCAATAGAGCTAGACCTCTCGGAATCAAATGTATTACCAAAATCATAAGATACTGATAGATTTATTTTAGGCTTAGGCCAGTCACCCTCATTAGAATTAAAGTCGACTTCGCACATAGGCTGCAATTCACTGATTAATAGTCGGTCATTGGCGTTATTGTATGGCGACGTAATCACAGTCCTCTCAACTAAATCCCCAAGTTCTCGACCTGTTGAGTCATCCTCTAGCCCTATATAAAATCTAGCTGTAGGGCTTAAATCTTCCACTTGATCCCCAACGAAAATAGTATTTCCGCCATCAGATACAGCCCCTATAAACTTCCACCTGTTATCGCCATTGGTTATGCGCTCATGCCAAACACCTGTTGACGAGTCATATATGTATGTAAATGAAGCTCCCCTTACACAAAAGAAGTAACGACCCTTCTCACTAAAGGTAAATACTCTAAATGAGCTGTCATCCTGATCTAGTTGGTAATCTATGTCCGGAGTGCTAATCGCTTGAGCTGAACCTCCATTTAATACATAGACTCTATTCTTACCACTATCCTCTCTACCTACAAAGGCAACCGTTCCCTTGTATCTAGCTTTTGAGTTAGCGCTATTGAATACATTCTCATACAACCCGTAATCAATAGTCCCTACTTGCCTATAAGGGATGTCAACTGATTCTGTTATCTGGTAAATATAGGTTTTAGTTTCTGCGAACACGTAGAGGCTATTAGATACAACTTCCATCCCTTTAAGCTGTTCGTTGTTTGTATCAGGCCTAAAGAAATCCAATGCATTCGGATCAGTCCCGCCAAGTGAAGAGTAGTAGACAGCGTTCTCTGTGGAAACTTGATTATTAAACAAATATAAAAACCTACCTCCAAAATAGGCAACATCTATAAGGCCTGCATTAGATGTCCCCATTATAGTTTCGATATCAATAGCGGTACTTGCTAGCGAGCTATCAATAACATAGGCCCTGTCCCTATTGTTGTTTGAATAGCTAGACCCCACTAGAACTATATCTGCTCCATTTGTAGCGAACCGACCCTCAAATGCGGTGCCGGGGACCGTTCCTCCCCCTGTAGGTGTTGGAGCTAAAGTTAAAACCCCAGATACAGAAATGCCGTTATGTCGGACTATGTCATTACCCACGGAGAATAAAGCAAGACCATTATCATTAAAGACCTGACTGGATATAAGCCCAGAAAGATAGGTTGACCTATAAGAGTTGTTAGTATTGCTTTGGGTTATACCTGTGCTCGGCATTAGCGAGAATTGAGATAAGGCCCCAGAGTCAGAGCCTGTAGGAATAAAATTAATGCAGCGGCGGTCGCTATTTTTTTGACTCTCGCCACTATAGAAGCCGTTAAGTGGTAGTTCCTGCATTATAAATCCCGGTTAGTGCATTACTTATATCTAAATGATAACAGATTAAATTATGCAATAGAAATAAGTACACACTTTGGCCAGTATAATCAGATTCTCGTATCCAATATAGCATCCAGCTCTAACTGAGTAGTGGCGGCGTCTATCTCTGCCTCTAGTAGCAACTGGCTTTTACTCAGGTCTGTATTAGGCGATACAGAAGTATATATGTATTCCATGCGGTGCCTTACGTCATCATCTAAAGCAGAAGCCTCTAGTGCGTTCATCATTGGCACACCTCCATTAGTGATAGTAGGTATGATCTGAGGCGCTTCTCCCGGATTCTCCGTTAACGAATCAGCCACTGTATGATAAAAGCTAAGCTCTTCTTTTGAGTTTTCAACAGGGAATACACCAAATATGCCAGTCGCCGTAGTATGCCCCAGACCCTGCTTAATAAGGTCATTGCTTTTATCGGACACTTCATTCTTTCTAGCTTGCTTATTAGCTTGCAAGGTTCCGACAAGTGACTTGGCTACAGCTGTATCACACAAGGCCTGTAATGCATCTGTGGTAATAGTAATTAATGTACTTCCTGTGGGTGAGTCTCCAATATACTCAGAAATACAGGTCATAATACTTACACCCATATCCACACCCTCACTCTCCAACGAACCATAAAGCGTTTCAGCGCTATAAATTTCTGCTGTATAGTTATTCTGCGCCATTATCTTAGCTCCTCGATAAATATTCTTAAATTGCTTATTTCAGCAAGCGCCCCGCCAAAACCATTACCGCGACCGAACCTTACCTCTAGATTGTGATTTCCTGTAGATAGGGAGTAGTCAATAGTTTTAGACTGATAATAATTATTCCTAGTATCCTTTGGCTCTATATTTGATTCGTTATCAACAAGAATCCCATCAATAAATAATCCTAATATTGTACTTCTATTAGTAGCTGTGTTTGATGATTCAAAGCTTATGGTTATTTTTACATCCTCGAACGGGTAATTAATCACCTCAGAAATAAGCGTTTGTGGGTTAAAGAAGTAAGTCGCATTAGTTGAAGATGTCCCCAGCTGCTTAAACACAAAAGTCGGGTGACTATTATCTACATACTCTTGAGTAGCTATACTGGTTAAGGGGCCCTCTTGTATTAACTGGGTTAAGTAAGGAAAGAAATCCGAACCAGCCTGTATGCCCTGTAAATGCATAGCATCGGCTTTTATTTCTATATCTATTTGCTGGCCAGATTCCAATCTAAATGGGACTGTCCCAATATTAAATACACCAGTAGTGCTAGGCTCCCTACTAATAAAATCAATAATATTATCACCCGCAATAAAGTCTAGCCCTCCCTCATTTGAGTCCCAAGCCGCTCTATCTGGAATGTATCTTATTACTGTTCCGCTTGCTGTGTCGGTAACTCTAGAGGTCACATTTGGCATTGCCTGAGAAGCCCTAAACGTCACCTGATTTGTTTGCCTTATGTTAGGCGGTGTTACACCACCGACAATAGAGAATAGTAGTGGATTATCAATTGCTATATCCGAATCATTTGGGTTAAGAACATTAAAAAACTCAGTGCCGAGATTTACATAGTCAGGAATCATCGAGCCTGTTTCGTCAAAATCTGCTGTTAATGCAAAGCCTCGCTTATCTGTAATGTTTCCAAGTACAAGTAAATCCTCGCCACCTTCTGATAAGGTAGCAGCCGCACCCACATTGATAGAACCAGCCGGAACGTTGATTGACTTGTCAAATGTCCACTCTGAAGAAACATTATCAACCGTAGCGCCTGAGTAGACTAATTTGGTATTTGTCAGGTCTTTCATTGGTACTTGATATGGGGTCAAGTCATCTATTACCGAAGAACCCCCGCTTTCAATACTTACAATTGATTCGCCATTAGATTGGATTTGACCTCTAAAAAAACCATCTGAGCAATTACATTCAATTATACCTCCGACCCATCCATCAGAGTTTGTCATAGGTCCGTCTATCTCAATGAAGCGAGACTGACCAAAGTAACCTGAAACCTGAACCTCTGAAATAGTGTCATTCGTCTCGTAGACGTATTTATTGAATATACCTCTAGCCTGTAGAACGCTACGGTCTAATTTAAACTGATTGAAAGCCATCCCTAAAGCACCTAGTTAACGTGAAGGAATGTAAAGGAACCCCCGAAGGGGCATTATGTGAAGGTGTGAAGGATTGGCCGCGACCAAAAGTCCAGACCCTTCACAATCTGAACACATTTATTTTAAATCACTTTTGACTATGATGATACAGAGTCTTGCAAATCCCTAGAGTTTTGTGGGCTATTGGGGAAAGCTTCGTACTGAGCCTCATCTTGAATAGTCAATGTCCAAGGGTCGCCAGTGTATCCTGATATAGTGAACCTATACTGAAAGATGTCAGAGAATATTTCCTGTTTAGTTAATGCGACTAAATCAACTGTTGCGTGTTCCTCCCAGTCTATAAAATCATTGCGCCTATACTCAATTTTTACCTGACCATCAGACACGGCTCCATTGATTGAAAATGTAAGTCCATGCCTTCCGTCTTCGCGAACAATTGAATCTATAACGTAAGTTGTGTTAACGAGTTCAAGCGGATACTGATCCTGCCTTGTTCTTGTGTAATTCTTAGCTTGATTAGTATAGTAGTGATCCCACTGGTAGCCACGCTTATTATTGCCAGACCCACGAGGGAATCGGTTAGGCCTATGCCAAGTAGGGTTTTGTATAGTTTCTCTAGCCAGTAATTGGGTGCCTGATCTAACCTGACCAGCTAACATAGGGTCGATTGGGATTCTTAAATTAGCCGCCAGCCTTTGAGCTAATAAAGCTATGATCGCAGAATTAAACTTTCGGTCAAACCCCGCATCCTCAGAAAGGCTTGAGTTATTATTATAACCAACCTCGGTGCCTTGACCTCGAAGCTCGTACATTAAATCTTGCATTTCTTCAAAGCCACTATTGATCAATCGGCCTTCAACGTTTCCACTGATTCCGATTTTCTCATACGCGCGCTCAACTATCTTATTGTTCGTCGCCATCAGTTAAACCAAGCTCTTTTTTGAGGGTTTTGATTCTCTTTGTCTCCCAGCCTTCTATGCCGGAGTCGCGTGCAGCTGTACGCACCTCGTTAACGCTAAGCTTGCCGCTTTTATTCGTATCAACAGATTCTTCTGTAATCTCTTCAAATTCAGCATCAACCGCTTCAGGATTTTTGCTTCGCTCAAGTATAACCCAAGCACAGTCCCAGCCATTAGCTTTATATTCTTCAATGTCGCTATCAGCAACAGTAACAGAATCAAGCTTAATGCCTTGAAACTTAATATTCTTACCAAGTCTATATAAACGTTTCATATCTTACCTGTGAAGGAATAAAGGGGGCCGAAGCCCCCTCTTTATTAGCTAATGATAAAGTTACCGTTAGCAGATGGGTTTTTATTGGTTAAACCATACCAAGTAAACAAGCGACACTTAAGAGTGAAGTCGTTGATTGAGCCTTGGTAAGCCATGTAAACCTTAGTACCCGAAGCTAGCGTTTCGCTAATTACTTCCATACCGTCCAACTGACCTAAGTACTCAAGAGGCGCATCACCGTTGATGATCTCGATAGAGTCTTGAACCCAGAACTGGTTAGCACGAGCTGAAGTAGTGTTAAGCGCCACAACCGGAGTTCCAGAAACAATCTGCGTAGCGATGTTTGCGTAAGCTTTTTCAGCAATGGTTAGAGCCGGATCACCAGCCGCAATAGGCTTAGGATATAGCTGCACTTCATTGCCGCTAGGCTTGCCAACAACCTTAAAGGTCATTTCTACGCCAGTGTCGGTCTTATCGTGCTCGCCCAATGCATTGATACCAGTAAACGCGATAGAGTCACCAACATTTAGGTTTGCACCTGAAACTAAGGTAATTGTATCTGAGATACGGTAATCAACAGGAAGAACCAAACCACCAGCTTCCGTACGGTTAGCCACAGGCTTCTGAGAAACATCAACTGAAACAGTAGAGCCAGCAAACGTACTAGCTGTAATGGCTGGTAAGTAGCTTGATTCGTATAGGTTAGCGCCTGCTGTGTTATATGCAATCATGCCGTTCTTATAAACAGTCTCAGGAAGGCCATTCATGTTAGAGCGGTTGGCAACATCACTAGACACTTTTTGAGAGTCACGGTCATTCAGGAATACGTTCAGACCTGAAGCCATGGTTTGTTGACGTTCTGACAAGATGGTTGATGCTAACTTAACAGCGTCATACCCGGTCTTGTTTACAGTGCCGTCTACAGCTTGCTCGTAATAGATTGAGCCAGTGTCTTTAACTAACTCAGCAATACGGCTGTTTTGATCCGCTGTTAAACGGTAAGCCGCAGCTTCTGCCCAGCGCTCCATAAAAGAACGGTCACGGAAATCATCGGCACGCAGCTTTTTAAGGCTGTTGCGAGGATCGCCAAGTTGTGACGGGTAAGATAATTCAATAATGTCGCCGAAATCACTATCAGTGAAATCCCAACCTTCTTGAATGCCAGCTTCTTGCTCGATTTGCTTCCAAACCACGTTAGAAGCGTTTTGCAGCTCAACGCCTGATACATTAAAAGTATCACACAATACTGCCATTTGTTGTTGGTGCTCCAAGCGGTCTAACACCATGTTAAACATTACTCGGACTTGTTTTGCTGTATCTAAAGCCATTTTAGGCCTCCATGCTATTCTAGTTCATCGTATGAGATATTACGGCCTAGACGCTTTTCCACTTCGCGCTTTGCTGCACGAAACTTAGAAGTGTCACCGCTACTTAGCAACTTATTAAGGTCGCTTTTCCAGCTTTCTGTGCCGCCAGCTGTTCCGCCTGTTAGGCCACTATCTGCCATAGGCTTGCTGACTGCATCTTTGCGGCGAATTTGAAGCTTCTGATACCCAAGTTTAAACAGTTCACGATTAGCCCCATTAGGGTTAGTTTTAGCCATTTGAAGAATTCTATGGGCTTCATGCTCATTGCGTCCTAAATAGTTCACAACAGCAACGGCCTGTTTAGTATCTTCCCCGAATACATCAGCAATAGCTGGTATTACATCAGAAGAACCTGTTAATTCTACTAGCTTACTTTCCGCATCATCAAAGCCTGAGATATTCATATCATCAGCTACGCGGTTAAAGTCATTTAAAACCTTAATATTACGCTGCTGCTGCTCAATGTACTGGTTCCGCTTTTGAGTTGTTTGAACTTGTGATGTTTGATTAGCGTTTTGAGCCTCTAATAACCAACGGTTTCCCGCCGCATTATAGGCTGCTAAAGCTTTCTCTCGATCATAGTCGTATTTACTCAAAGCATCATCAGACAAAAAGTCATTAATATCCGGCTGCTCTGGCGCCTTCGCTGCTACAGTTAGTTGCTCTTGCAGTGATTCAGGTACATAGCCCTGTTGCACGGCTTCAAGCTGTTTCTGTAGCTCTTCTGCTTTCTTCTTGGCTTCTCGCTTCTCAATGCGCATTTTTGCAAACGCTGCATTTGTTTGCTTATCGCCATCTCTGGACGGTTCAGGCTCTCGCTCGACAATCTCGTACTCTTCCGCCTCTTGCGTGGATTCAACTGGCTCACCCGCCACAGGCTCCTCAATCGTATCTGGCTGATCTGTATTGGCTTCCAAATCAACTGCTTCAGCTTCTGCTGCACCGTTATCTTGCGTCACGTCATTATCACTCATGCGACTAATAGTCTCCTAGCATGGTTAGGGAAATTGTTCTCACTCTTATGAGTGGTATGGGTATTCTAACTTAGTAATGATATGTGAGCAAATATGTCTATTTTGGCGGACGCTTTAGTGGCCTACAGGCAATAAAAAGCCCCGGCTAAGGGGCTTGTAATTACTGATAAAGCTTCCTGTCAATATTTTCTTTAGAGCTTTCTAGGTATTCAAATATTGTTAAGCCGTACTCCTCTAATACGCTTTCATTGGTAATGGCATTCACAACCTTATCGCCAACCCTTTTAAATAACCTGAAATCGAACCCCTCCAAGCAATTACGAACACGGCAAGTGAGATAGAATTGGCCTTCCTTGGCGTCCTCTTTCTTCATGCCTTCCATCTGCTCAGCCTCAAGGAACTCAATACCCTCTAGATTCTTAAGCTCTTCAGTGATCATACTCTCTCCGCTACTTTAATTGCATTATCCAGCTGCTCGGTATCAACCTCTTGCAAGGTTTTTGATATATCGGCGCCGTACTTCTCAGCTTGTGCAAGCACTTGAATGCGTTTTGACTTGGCGTTCTCAGCATTGATAGCTGTATTAGCTTGATCATTCTGCGCGCTCATTACATCGGCCTGCCCTTTCATGAGTTCAGCCTTTGCTGCCATAACCATTGGATTAGGCTGATTGGCTGCTGCCTGCTGCTTCTGCATCATGGCCATGTACTCTTGCTCATTCTCTGGTTGTCTTAGGCCTTGATCAAGCATTTGCTGGCTAACCCATTTCTCTAGAGGAGTGTCTGTTGGAATATCCATCATATTAACTAAGGTTAGGGTTGCAACTTGACGCATTGGGTCATTAGGTGCAAGGCCGTTAATTAAGTCTCCCAGCTTGCGCTCCGCTTCCTGCTTCATATCTTGGAAGCGTGGCCCTATATCAGTGTAAACCTCTAAAGAAGCCTGAGACATATCATTTTCAACTGTCGGCATCCCGCGTCTATCAAAACCTTCCTTGTTAATCTCAATGTACTCTGTTGAGTCATCGTCCTTCATAATAATAACTTGGTCAGACTCATCATAAATCTCAGATGCAATGCTTAGCCAGATTTCACCATCTCGGCGCATAGCTGTGGATAAGTTGTCTTGATACATGAATGTCTGCATTTGGCTTTGAGCGTTAGCAAGTCTTAACTGACCCTCTGTAACGCCATCACTTAATGCGTTCTGGCCCACCAGTGGTGTAACCGTTACATCTTGTACGGCTTTCTCTGTCATTTGCAAGAATTGAGTCTCAGTCCCTGAAATGGTCGGTCCTTCCATATAACTGGTAATGCCTTGAGGTAATGGCTGGCCGTCATCAGTAAAGAAGTTCATTAGGTAATAAGGGTAATCGGCGTCTTGCTGGTAAAACATCTCATGACCTTTTATCTGTTCAGGAGATAAGATAGGCTTGCGTCTTGGCGTTCTGCCAACCTGATCAGCAATGAAAGAGAATGACATATTATGCAGTCGCTGAGGGTCTTTGGCTCGCCTTACCATGCCTTCCCACCACTCTTGACCTTCAATGAATCTCCAATCTCCAAATACCGGGACGATTGGGATATGCTTGCCTGCTATCTTAGTAGGACCATCTATAATACCTTGGCCGTCTAAAACGTACTTATAGACCTCGCGCGTTTTAATTTCCTTCTTATCAACAACATCGAACCCAAAATCAGCCAGTTCAGCCAATCTTGCCTTCTGCCTAATTCCAACCGTTTCAACTTGGCCGGACGGATTGCGCAGGATAAATACCTTTTTCTTCTTTTCTTCTACCTCGTAATACTCACCAATATAGTGACGCTCTGCATGAGTCCATGGGAATACACAAGAGGTTTCAGGTGTTTTAAATGTAGACGGGTTGCGCTCATCAGGGTCTAGGCCGTAATCACCAATAAGGTCTTTATAGCCTTCATCAGTGTACCAAGTCAGGATGCATCCCCATTTAGCGTCCGATTTATCCTTACGCTTTGCTTGTGAGTCAAAGAAAACAACGTTATTTGCCTCATGAATAGGCTTTCGAGTAATAATCTGTTTGGTGATGGTATTGTCACCTTGGTTCTCATACTCAGTGGTTATACGCCACGCACCCAAGCCAGTACTTACTTGACAGTCAATACCAACATCTACAGCCTCTTTCGCAGCATTGGTTCGCATAGATGCGCGATACATGCCTTGTAGAACTTCAGACAATTGCTTTTTATCTGGTGAGTTGTCAGATGGTCGAAACTTAACAGACACCGGATTCGCTAACATCTCGCCCTTAACTTGTCTTAGCTGGCGAGTAATGATGTCAAACTGCCCTCGGTATTCATTATCCGAGTACTCTTCTAGTGTTTCATCCCATTGGTTAAAGTGCGCAAACATCCAATCATCAGCGCCGCGCTCTCTAGTGTCTTGAGTATTAACAAAAGACTTATCAACAGAAGCTTTTATTTGTACGTGCTTATCTTGCGACATTACCGCATCCTGTAGCTTTTAATTTTAGGAGGCATTATAGCCTGATTATTACTCATTCTAACATTGTTACGCATTAACATCATTACACTATCTGCGAGGTTGGGAGAAGTCATTTTAAACTTATTTTTCATTTGTTCTTTTGTATAAAGCTCTATCAGGCCGTTAGCATTTGGCTTAACTGGCATTCTACACAATTCAGCCCTTAGTTTTGGCAATGACTTAATATCAGAGCTAAAGCTTATCATCTTATCCATTGGGTACACCTCACCCTTAACAACAGATAGATAGGTATTAAACATTCTATCTCTTAGCTCTTGATAGTATTGCGCCCTCTTGTTCTTAAAGCAGTCTTTATTTGTCTTGTTGTCTTTTGTCTCACCTGTGGGCATATAAATAGCATCAGGAAAATCTGGGCTTTCACTACCCTTATACATTGTAGTCGATATATTAAGCCCACTAAAAGAGTCTGTAGCCTGTCTAGCAAGACCAACCCCCATGCCGTCGCAATCCCATGTGTAATGATTAACACCCTGCTGAATAGCTAAACCATGCGCCCAGTCGCCACCCTCGTTTATACCGCCATCCGTCATCTCTTCAACCGAGTAAATAATGGAACCATGGCGCATTGCATAACCCTTAGAGTCTGGTCCCGTATCACTTGGATCATGAGCTGCAAACTTAGCCCCTTTAGCCCATTGTGATTCAGTGCCTATTTTCTTATGCGCATCAACACAAGCGTCAAACCATTCTGACAATATAAGGGCATTCTCAATCGAGTCATTAAAGTCACCCTCCCATATATGATCATACAAGGCTCTATCTAGATTCTCGTAATCCCATTTCCGCTCACCATCCAAGCCAGACATATGATACCAAGGGTTATCCCTCCAATTAATATCAATGATTAGATGTATATCATCTTCATAAATACCATTAGCTCTTAATTCAGCATCAAATGGCGCTAAGAACCTTTTTGAGAATGGATCCTCGCTAGATGCAGGGTTTACAACAAATACCATTGTTACTTGAGTTAGGTCTATTTCATTATCATCGATCTCTTCCATAGACATTGGCAAACCCTTCATAGGCTTATTACGTCCTGTCGGGGTTAGTATCTTAAGGGATTTCTCGGATATACTTTGAGCCTCTTCTATCCAGAAACCTTTGAAACCAAACGCTGATTTAACAGACTCAGGGTTTCTAGCTAGGCCAGCGAATGATGCCTCCGAGCCATTATCACACCTAATAGATTTCTCTGTATGGGAGAAGCCTTCCAACTCAATGCGTTTATACTCTTCAGTTAATAAGCTGTGTACAGAGTCAGCTATTGAATTCTGGTACTCCCTTAAGCAAAGCCAATTATTGCCATTATCATGCATATCAATAGAAACATAATCACCAACACCAATTGATTTGCCTGAGCCTCGACCGCCTTTAAGAATAATAAAGCGCTTAGGTCTAGTGAACATAGGCTCAAGCTTAATTGGAAAGTAGGCTTTTGGAGTTAAGTCCGTCTCTATGAAGATGCCATCAATTTGGATAAGCGTCTTTTCTAATGAGCCGTCGGGATTAACAAAGCCAATAGGTGTGTTGGATAACGATGATCCGATACCAACCTGAGACTTAAGAGACTGTATCTCCTTTAGTAAAGGACTAGCCATTCTGAGAGGCTATCATTTCTTTTAGCTGCTCAAGCTCTTTCTTGATAACCGTAAGCTCATCAATCTTAAGCATCTTTGAAATCGAGTCTATGAACATGTTAGCAACATCAGGAGAGATCATACCTTGAGATGCAGCCTGAAGAACTTGGGCTGCTTGCTTATCTGGCGTGGCGTCGGCATTAAAAGTAAACTCAACCCGCTCCATTGTTGGCTTAACACTTGACCAGCCTTTGTCTGCTAAAACCTTTAGCATTTGTCCAGAGTCTTTGTCATCAATATTAAAAGCTCTCTTTGCTATATGAGAAAAGAAAGCCTCTTCCGCTTGATCCTTTGTAGGCTCACCAGTAAGTCCTGCTAGCTCTTTTACCGATTCGCTACGAATAGCGTTAAGTATTCTTGTTTTGTTGCTCTTGCCTCTTGGAGGTAGGTTGTCCCCAGCTTTAAGAGTAGTTTGATTGGCTTTGCCCATAAATGCCTTATTCCCGCCTTATTTTGCATTAATTATACACAAAAAAAGCCCTTTTACAGAGCTTTGTAGTATTTATACTTACTGCCTAATGACTGATAAACCAGCCTAATCTATTTTGAATATCTAGTCTTATTTCTAGAATCTCTTTTACAGCGTTCTCAATAAGGCCTAGCTGAATCAAGTCAGACTCTAATACATTAAGACTTATTAAGGTTGCTTTCAATTGCAACTCATCAGCCGGACTATCTATAACTTCCCGTATCTCTGATAGCAGGTCGTAATGATCCATTTAAGCCTTCTTATCTCTTCGATTCTTATCGAATGCAACATAGGCATGAACACAAGCGCATGCAACAAATGCTATTTGTGACCAGTTATCACTAATGAATCCACCAGCGGCTAATAGCCAGTATATTGACTGGTCATTTACTATTTGTGCTTTTGTATCTGGCAACATGACTAATTATGGCCTTTATTGTGAAGGTTCCGGCTAATAGCGTGAACAATAGACCTATAGCTATCTGTAAAATCTCGTATAAGTCCATTTAATAATCCTTTGCCGCCATCCATTAATAAAAGTGCAATAGTTAAGCCCCAGCCTAGGTATCCTGTTATTACGCTGGTAGCCGATAGCTCATTATACATTTGTATTAGGTCAACGATACACGCAATAGTGGCTAATATGGCCACTGTTATGGATAGATTGCATTTTTTAATGTGATTATATGAGGCTGCTATAATAGCGAGCATGGCGTTAAGTATGCAAAAGTAGAAGTAGTTTTCTTTTAAAGTAAAACCCTGAATAACCACCAGCCACGCTAGAGCCATAATAGAAAACGATACTACAGCCATATCCTTACGAGTAAATAAAGCGATAATCCCAACCGCTATAATATTAAGCTGCCAGACCTCCATGATTAACTCCGTTTCTTTTTCTTCTTTGTTACAGATGGATAGCTAGCGCCTGCTACTTTAGGGGCCTTCTTAATTGATTTCTTGCGAGGTTTTGTTACAGCCATTATTAAATGCCTTTGATTGTTTTGCGCATTGTAGCACATCTAATTCAATTATCTTATCCTCGTAAACTGAGTTTAAGCTTGTGTATATCATATCATAAGCCGCTTTGTTCATTTTATTAGAATCTTCTACCAGCTTGTGATATGCCTCTGTGAAGCAGTTAAGGTTCATTTCTATCCCCTAAAATGTGTTGCGAGACTTCTTCTTTCTTAGCGCCCGCATCAATCTGCGTTTCTTCTTTTCCGCTTTTGCTTGCTGCTTCTTTTTCGTCATATTTTATCACCTTAACACATTTGAATATCTCACTACGGACATAGAATGCACCTAGCTTTTTGCATTCATCTGCTATCGCCAAATGGGCACAAACCCAGCCAGCGTACATACCAACTACAAGAGACACTATCGATTCCATCTATTATCCCCCCACCGGATAAAAAGACTAATAAGAGCGTAAATAAAGAATACAAGAATAATGACTAGACCCATAGATTGGTCATTACTTGTGATTATGTCAGGGTTGACCCTGCACTCCTCAGTTCTGCAATCCTTGCCTTTATGTGAGAGCTTTGAAAGCTCGCTACCACCAGCTGCAATAATCACAATACTCACAATCCCATCTCCTCTAATTTAATCATGACCAGTGCTTCGGATATTGCGCGTAGTGGGTTCTTTCTTTGCACTGTGTCGATAGCCTCTGAATTCACATACCCACAATCACTAAAGAACCCTACGACTAATTCATTCTCAAACGCCAATGGCATGGTTAGGTTGTAATCTGTTAGATAGTTGTAAATTTTCCCAGAAAAAACACCGTAAATCATTCCGTCAGGGTCTTGTGATATGTAATCCCCTGACTGGTACAGCCAAATCATAGCGCGGTTAAGCTCTGTATCTGTTAGCCCTGATACGTTTATTTTATTCATTGCCAGTGCCCGGTGCTTTAAAGTTTGCCTGAAACATATCGTCAAACAAATCTCTCAGGTTCTGGTCTTCTGGGTCGCCATTTGTCGCCTTCATGGCCTTCTCAATAAACACATCGCGCTCGGATTTGATAGGGCGGTATCCATTAAAATGCTTGTCCGTCCATATTTTACCTTCAGCACTAAATACATTGCTTCCCATATCATCAATACCAACATAGAAACATTTTAACCATCCCTCATTAGCGCTCTTATACTCACACCACTCACCAACCTTCGGCATATATTGCGCGGGTTCTGTTGGGCGCTTGCAATGCAATACCCAGCCCACAGTCTCATCAAGCCACAAGCACTCTTCATCCGCCTCACTTGTTGCCCCTCCCTGCCCTGCAAACTCAAACCCGCCTAAAAACTCTTTACCACCATTCCATTTAGGGGCAGTGGTGTAGCAATAATCATAATCATTGCTCACATTCTCTTTCCACCACTGTGGGTCTTTTAATTGCTGCTCTGTTGGCTCTGATACGTTTATTTTATTCATCCCCAAACCTCGCGCCGTTGTCGTATAAAACCCCCATGAAATTAGGCAGGTGCATTTTGTCTTTCATCTCTCCGGTTTTCATAGCCCGCTCAATAAACACATCACGCTCGGATTTAATAGGGCGTAGATTTACACCAACACTAAATACATCTTCATGTCCACCCACCTCTAGAACCATAATACTCTTACCCTTATATTCTAGTCGCGCCTTCTTCCAACCCCCTCCGAATATCTCAACCTCGCACCACTCACCAACCTCTGGCATATATTGCGCGGGTTCTGTTGGGCGTTCGATTACTTCAAACGAGCTTTCCCAATACGCACCGATGGTTTGCGGTTCATCCTCCATCACCCAATAGTCATTCTTAAAACTATACTCATCCTCGCCTACCCACTTTGTGTATATACCCTCAATCTTATGCGTAGCGCCTTCTGGCCATTGTTCTTTATTTGTCATTTCTCTTTCTCGCTGTTTTAGTTATAACACGTTAATGACAGGGACGTGCCGCCCTGTATTGTGTTGTTATTTACTGTCCGCCAAAAAAACAACCTCCGTTTTACTCCCGTTTTTGTTTTCTATAATACGTGAATCTATTGGTGTAAACTTACGCCTTTGAGCGCAGTCAGTGGGCTTATACTTGTATCCACATTCTTTTTCAACATCACAAAACATACAGTCGCTCATATCGTTTCCATAAATAACAAATAATTCAAAGTTGACGCTCGTTAAACTCACACCCTTTAATAACTGGGTTATATTTCTTTAAATTCCTGCTCTATTTCAGTTAATCGTAGCTTTAGTGCATTCATTGAAACCAATCGAAAGCCATCAAACACTTCAACGGGAATATTTGTTTTTAACTCTGTTGCATGGTTGTTGTTCCACCCTTGCAGATACCCTAATTTAGAGGGTTTAGTTAATTCTCTTTCCCATACTTCAAGCTCTTTGCTTATATTGAACTTTTCATTTTTTAGCTGTGTTGCGCGTTTAAACTGTTCGTCATTCATATAAAGACCCTCAAATATAACAAAGCAATCATGCGGATAAACCGCATATTGCAGCGGTTATTCAACCCGCCAAACACGGACGCCGTTTTCTACTTTGCGACCCTCAAACTTCATGCCATGAGTCGCGCCATAGCTTTGTGCTGCTGCGTACATTGTGCTTTTAGCTGTGCTTTTAGCGCCTTTATCTAACTTGCTATCCCCAGATTCCATGCTCTCAAAACCATACACAGACGGTCTGCCGCGTTTCGGCTCTGGCATATCTACATTTTTTTCAATATCGTACATTTCAACCTCGTTTTAATTTATTATTTAATATTATATTAATTTATTCAGTCGATCAAATCTATTTTAAGCTGAATATTGCCGCCTTTTGTCTTTTCGCCTTTCTTGATGATTAGCGAGTACACCTGCTCATCATCAAGCCAAAAACCAGCATGGCTAAGCGCATCAAAAGGGGCTTTGCAGAAATTGTCTATGTCGTACTTTCTAAGTGTTGGCGGGTTAATTACCATTGATACGGATAGCTTCGACTTTATTTCTTCCTCATAAAGCCCTATTTCTCTTAAGTGGTTAATAGCCTGATCCCTGTAAAGTCTGCCCTTCTTGCTTAGAATCTTTCTACCCCTAAACACCGCCCACATAGTATTAAGTGTTGGCGGGTATGGCATACTAAAATCATAATCAGCCATTTTGCCAGCTCTTTCCCCATGAGATAATAGACATCCAAACCGAATCAGGCGCATTCTCGCCACCGTATTTAGACATTAGTTCGCACCAAGCTCCGGCATAATCCCCAAGCTTTTTACCTTCAATTGTTTTCTTATGGTCGCAAATTTCACAATCAGGCAACACAAACCAATGGCCAATAAGCGTCTTATTGTGACGAAAAGTGGCACCTTTTACATGATCCACTATTGACCCTGACTCGCTATGACACCAGCAGCAAGGCTGTTGTTTAACCCAACCCTGAAACGCCTTTTCTGCTGCGTTTGGACCTCTCGTGTTTTTAGTTGCTCGCCTTTGCATCTCTCAACCCCAAATAAATATCATTAAGCCATTTATTGGCCGTTTCTCTATCCTGAGATAGATAAAGCCTTTCGTAATTCTCAGCCACTTCTGCCTGCCGCCCTTTTGGTACTTTCGACATTCTCGATAGAATCCAGTTTCTATCTGAACGCCCTTTTTTATACTGATAAAAACGCGGATAGATAATGCCCATGTGCTGATTATACGGCTTTATTCGTCTTTGCTTGGCCATGGCACACTTACCCCGAATTTTTGCGCTATGTGGCGATTGAGAACCTCATAAATATTATTGTATTGGCTTGTATCTGCCTTGGCTGTGCTATCCAATCCAGTCACCGCTTTTTGAATTGGTCGCCATAGAAATTCCTTTGCAGTATCTCCATTCCACGGAATATCTACTTCCTGCTTAATGGTTCGCTTCATGTCATAGCCTGCACTATTCAAAGCATCCGCCAGCATTGATAAATATTTATGTAAAGCCCTGTTTTGTGTCGTTGTGCGAGTCTTCTTTCTCGGCTCTATGGTTATTTCAAGATAACCGAACTCGGCCTGCATTTGATCAAGCAAGGATTTAACAGTGTCTAGGCTTTGTTTGCTGTTTACGGTTTCTTTCAATTTCCGTCCGCCCTAACTATATTATCCAAAGCCAAAACCTCTTCCAGCACTTGAAGCGCTGCCTCAAGCTGACCCTTGTTGAACTTAGCATCCCCGCTCTTGCTTCTTTTTTGATGCCTAATCATATTGTCAAGAGCTATTAGTTTTTGGACTCTTTCTTGTTTTTTGCTCATTATTTCCTCGCTTATTTAATCTATAGCACAGCACACAATAGGACACTGCGTGCCTTTGTGCTTGGTGTTATGCTACATTCATCACTATATTTTCAATCACATAGAATTTATGCCAGAAAACATCTTCCCACTCTCCCGACTCTCTTAGGGTTACCTCTGTCCAGCCTTCAGGCGGAAGCCTTAATAAATCAACATGATTTTCTATCGCATTTTTAATTAGCGAAATGTCATCTGTTCCGCCATGACCAGACAAATCAAGACTACTAGTGAACCCTGTAATAGATAGCGAATACTCACCGATAGATGGGTCACAATCACTTTCTGTCTGTATAAGCGCCTGAACATAATTTACGCTCCTATCTACCATTAATTCTCTTTCCACTGTCACACCTCCACTCATAACAAATAATTAAAAGGGACGCTTAGCGCCCGTTAATGTTGCGGCTATACGACTTTAACTAAATACTTAAAGTCTGTATATTTATCAATCACTTCATAAGGCCCGTCAAAGCTAAAATAAATATTAATATCTAGCTTTGGCCAAGGCAGGTATTCAAACATAGCCTCCGCTACACCTTGAGCACTTACAATTGTATTTTTTCCATTTAATTCAAGGTCAGTTATTTCGTAATCTCTCATTTATCAATCCCTAGGCTGATCGCATGTTAGTGACTAGGCATTTTATAGAGTGCCTAGCTCTTAGTGGTTAAAAAGGAATATTCTGATCTTGTTGATTAGGAATATTATTTTGTGGCTGTTGCTGCCCATAAGCTGGCGGATGCTGCTGTGGTGCTTGCTGTGGTGGCATTTGTTGGGGCTGCTGCGGTGCTTGGCCGTAGACTGGCTGTGCTGGTGCTTGTTGTGGCGCGCCCTGCTGCTGTCCGTCCTGCTTACTGTCCAGCATTGTCATTTCATTGGCTACAATCTTGGTTGAATAGCGCTTAATGCCGTCTTTTTCGTATTCATCAGTTTTCAGTTTACCCTCAACGTAGCACTTAGAACCTTTTTTAAGGTACTTACCCATGATTTCAGCTAAACGACCAAACGCCTCTATGCGATGCCATTCTACGCGGTCCACCTGCTGCCCTGTTTGCTTGTCTTTGTAGCCTTCGTCTGTTGCTAGACTCATACTGCAAACCGCATTACCATTGGGTAAATAGCGCATCTCAGGATCACGACCTAATGTGCCGATAATCATTACTTTGTTTATACTTCCGCGTGCCATATTTTAAGCTCCTATGCTTATCTGTATTTACTTAATTCTGATTTCATAAAGCTTCGGATTTCAGTCGAAAATACTGGCTCTGTTAATCCGTATTGCTTGTACTTTGTTGGTGCCACCCAAAGCAGGCTTTTATCATTCTCACCTTTATTTATATCCCCGTCTGGGTCGCCAGTGATTTCATCCCAATACATTACAAGGTCATGATAGCGCTCTTCTTCAAATGCCTCCCTGATTGCTATAACGCTTTCCTTGTTATCTGCGAAAGCCTGCAAATGGGTGCGCTTTGGCTCTGCCACCTCTTTCATATTGTCAAAGTCGATTCCCTCATGCTGGTTTATAACGTCAACCGCTTGAGCTACTGCTTCGGCTTTTGGCCAGTATTTATAAGCACGCTTAACTACTGTCTTTCTTGCCATTTCATCCCACCAATTAGACCATGGGCCATTTTTTGCTGATGATGCGTCCTGTATCTTTCTAATTGCCTCAACATCCATTTCCTCAGTAAGGTAGTCGCCATTTCTTGTCTTGACTGTACAATAGGCTCCAACCACCTCACCCTTTTGGCCGAACGTCTTTTGCTTGTGAATAGGCGCGCTATCAATGCCTGTGTTCTCATAATCATCATTTGCATACACAAGTTTTGCTTGCCCCCACTCAATAGCGCCTGACTGCATGGCTATATGCATTAAGCCTTGGTACGAAATATCCAGACAAACCGCCTGATTCTTACCAATGCGCCTAGGGACAAGATAGGCATGCTTTAAGGCAGGATTAAGACTGATTCCAATGGCCGCAATATTTATAATTGCATTCTGCATGCTTGCTGGATTGCCAAATGCCGCCTTACATAGAAAGTCATTTGAACTCAAAGCCTGTATTGCGAACTGACTCTCTTTCGCCCATTCAACCTGCCCAGTAGTGAGGGCATTGGAAAAAAGCCCTTCATTACTTAAAACCAAATCAGGCACTGTCAATTGATTACTCATCGTCAACCCCGTTAATCTTATTAATAATGCCCTCTAAATCCGCTTGAGTAATATCTTCTTGCTCACATGGAATCTCGCTTCCATCAATCACAATCCAAGGAATAAGGTCTTCATCCGACTCATAATCTCCAAGCGTCCAGCATAAGCGCTGCAAATCATTGATAATGCGGGTCATTTGTTCCGGCTCATAATCATCATTGAAAACCGTTACTCTGTTTTTTTGGTGATAAACAAGCTCTATTGTGTGTATTTGTTCTTTTCTCATTTTTCTTTCTCGCTGTTGCTATTGTCAATTAACTATATAATTAATTGGCTATTTAATCAATAGGTCTAATCAAATAAAAGCCTATGCTTAAACTCGCCCGATTTAATGCTTGTCACTGCATCCGAATAAGCCCTTGCCGCTTCCTCCTCTTCCTTGAATGTGCCTAGATGATACTGAACCTTATTGTACTTAACCCGTGTGGGGTAAACAGTCTCACCTGATTTATTCTTAACAACTGAATACCCTTTCGATGCTTTCTTTCGAATTGCCTTGGCTGGGTCAGTTACAGGTGCTTTTTCTACTGGCTTGCCTTTTAGTTTGTTTAGGTCGCTTTGTGTAAATATCATAAAATCCCCTTCAAGCCCTATAGCCTTTCTTCTTTTTACACTGATTAAACCACTCATAATATAAACCATGACTATCGCAAAATGCCCACCAATCAAGGCCGCCGCCGCATCTTTTGAAGCTATGGCGAACCAAGCTAAACGCAACATCACTTAACAATGTTTTCTCAGAATAAAGACCAGCCTCAACAGCTCTTTCAGCAATTGATTTAAGCCTGCTTTTGTCTTCAATAATGTAAGGTGCAACAATAAACCCATATAAGGCTCTTGCCCTCCTTAGGCTCTTGCTCGTACGGCTGGATACCAATCTATCAGATAGCACACTCATAAATCCGCCGCCCAATCTAAATTATTGATTCTCTCTGAAATGCTCGTTTGCTTGACGTATTCCTTTTGACTTTGAGCTATCGGTTTAATTTCCGGCTTAGCCCTGTTTAACCATGAGTTAACAAACTTTAAAACACCCCTTCTTGTTTTTCGCTTGCTTGGATTAGATACCAGCCAAGCAATCATCTTTCTCAGCTCTGTATCAACGTCTATGGACGTGTAAACCTGCTTGTACATTTGAAGATCATTATCTTGTAGCTCAAATAAAGAGCCGTCCTTCAATGGCATCCTATAATCAGATAAGCCATTTGATACCAGTTGATTCACAATGAATTCCTTGCGCTAATTGATTCTGATTTTCTTACCTTGTTGATAGCCTTGTTAACAGCCGTCCCCATATTTGGGCATAGGTCTGCAATAATAATGACAGCCTCCTGAATCTTGGCTCTAAGCTTTAGTTGCTCTTCAGTGGCTCTCTGCCACTTATCCGGCCCATTTCCAACTCGACATTCACCAGCAATAGTTTTTGCCGCCTCCTGAGCCTTTAAGGCGCAAAACTCTTTAGGAAATTGGTTTTTTAGAGTGCTATTCATTTGCTTAAAGGATTCGCCGGAATCGTCTCTCGCATCTAACAGCCCATCAATAACCCATTGAATTATCTTTACCTTTAATTGAGGGCTGTACCACATTGCCATATCAACGAATAAGACAGGGTGCACCCATGTTCCGCCATTCTTTCCCTTTTTCGATATTTTGGCGTCATCAGTGCCAATATTGTCAACCAAACAGATTTCATTAATAAGCTCACTGGTCGAGTCCAAATTAAAATATGAGCCCATTTGCTTTTCAGATAGGCCGCCTCTCTCTCTTAACTCATTTCCTATTTTGTGCAGATCATTAGCGTTAAGCATTCCGCTTTTGTGGTTTTGCCTCACTGCACCTCCCATAAGCTGCCTCTCCATTATTACTGCTGTTTTCATTACGAATCCTTAATATTTATAAGTTGAGATTTAATATTAAACATTCTTATTATTAAGGTCAACCTTATAGTATTGGCCTTGCAAGCCAATTTACTGGCTTTGATTATTGAAGCAATCCCTGTAATTTATGTAAATATATAAAAGCATTTGAGCAGCTGCTTTATAAGGACTACTAACCTCTGGGCTTACAATTATCTCACCACCTATGGGCGTCCATTCACACCAATATTTGTCGCCAAGCCCTGAAGCAATAGTTATCTTATGACCAAGCGCCTTTACAAACACCGATGGCTGCGAATAAATATCAATTATTGACAATGACGGCCCGCGATAATGCCATTCGTTATTCGTTTGGTTTTTGCTTTGCTTTATAAATTTCTTATGATAAACCCATATTAGCCCTCTATTTAATTCCTTCTTAGTCATTAATTGCAATTGATTAAAATTCATCGCTTCCACTCTTTGTATTTTATTTAGACAATACTTCACATTTTAGTCCTAAGGGGTGATACCTAGGAACGCACTGTATTAAATTTTATTATCAGGTCTTATTTATCAGTGGTTTAATTTTGGTCGGAATAAAGGGGCATAGACCACGGCAAAACAAAACCGCTACACTTTTTGGGCACTACTCCAAAAGGCATCACCACATACACTGTTTTAATGCTGCTAAGCAATCGCGCCGGACTAAAGCGCATTTTCTGATAACTTGTTATTTTTGGGTCTGCGCCGTTTTTATTGTGCTGGCCGCTGGCATACGCGTTCGCACTTTAAGTGGTAACTCACTATAGATCTACAGAGATATGAATAAATGGCAGGCATAAAAAAAGGCTTTGATGTGCTATCTAGGGGTCTAAAGTAATTCGCCAGAATTCGAGACCTAAATAACACGTCAAAACCTTCTTTCAATTTAGACATTACTCATGGTTCTGGCAAACCAATATAAGGATTATACCCAATATTGGCACCAGTTAAACCCCTTAACTATAAGAAATATTGCTTTGCTGCTTCCATGCTTGTCCGTCTATCCACAAGCAGTTGTATTATTGACTGCCTGTGTAAACACTTTTGTATAAATATAGTAATTTATTTATTGGCCATTCAGGCCAGTCTTTGGCTCGGTAGGTCAATGGATTAAATAGGGGTTTTGCTATAATCAGGCTATCGGTAGTCGTGCACTGATAAAATTCTATGCTGGCAGTCTTGGGGGTTAACCTTTACCCGCACGACCATGACATAAGCCCAGCACCACTAAAGGTTTCAAAATGCAATTAATCCAATCAAATAATAAAACAATGTCTAGTCGTGAAATTGCCCATATAACAGGCAAACGACATTCGGACGTATTGCGTGATATTCGCAAAATGCTAAAAGAGCTAGATATTAACGAGCGCAATTTTGCGTCTGTCTACATCGCAGGAAATAATGAGGAAAAGCCTCAATTTGATCTAAATCAAAATCTATCTGTCACCCTTGTTTCTGGCTATAGCGTATCAATGCGCTTTGCAATAATAGAAAGATGGGATGAACTAGAGCAAAAACAGGCTGAAACACCTGAGCAACTAATGGCCCGCGCGTTAATCTCTGCTCAATCTGTGATAGATGATAAAAGCCGCCAACTAGAACAAGCAAAGCCAGCTATTGAACTGCATGAAACGATTGTTAACGATGATCATACGCTATGCATGAGAGATGCCGCCAAGAAATTACAGGTTAAACCTAACAAGTTTATGGAATGGCTACGACAAGCCAAATACATAACGGCCAGCAATATGGCATATCAATCTAAA